GTAGACGGCGAATCTCTGCGGCGGCTTGCATCGCGTGCTTGTCGAGCACAACAGGCTCCATCAGCGCATCAGCCAGCCGCAAGGCTTTGGGTTGTGTGGTCATTTGGCGCTCGCTTTCTGCGTGCAATCAGCACAGCGCCAGAGCTTCAGCCGCGTGTACAGCGAGCCGCCGCGTATTTCTTTCTTCTGGTTGCAAGCTGAGCAGTTTTTACGAAACGCCATGCCGGGGCCAGAGTCGCGCTGGTTCATGGTGTAGTCGCGGACGTTGCTGTGGTTGCTCATGCTTCCTCCTGGCTCATCACTTCCAGTTGCGAGCGCAGGCGGTCGATTCGCGTCTCGTGATACAGCACCATTGCGGACGCGTAGTCACGCGCAGTTTGTGCCTCAAGCAAACCGCGTCGAGCTTGGTCCAGCTCGCGGGCAATGAGTTCTTCAGGCGATGGGTTGCGAAATGGGTTGAGTAGCTTCATGGTTGCTCCGTGATTGGGGTGACGCGATCCTAGTTGAGGAAAGCGCACACACGGAGCATTGCCGAGTAATTCACTCGGGCAGTTGCGTATCCGCTACGGACGTATCCAAAGCACCGGAGATGCCCAGCTAACCTGTTGGTCTTGCATGAGCTTGGCCGCGTCTGTGATGAGCGTGAGGTTGAACGTGTCACGGCGATAGCCGCGCCGGATGTACGCCAGCACCTGGCGCCCGTCTGTTAACGCGCAGAGGTTCATCGCTTCCAAGCGTTCTTTGGGGTCTTGCTGGGCAGCGGAGATGAACAGCAACCACCCGTCCTTGCAGTGCCCTGGCTCTCGGCATTGGATGGCGTAGGCGTCCGAGGGGACGTCTGCGGGAGCAACCACCTTCTCATGTGTACGCGCCGCCAGCAGTTGCACGATGCCCTCGCTGCCGCAGATGCCGCTGATGGGGACGCGCTTGATGCCGTCATCGGTGGGTATGCCTGCTTCGCGCAGGACTTCCGAGGTTGCAACGCCGAGGATTTCGCTAATACGATGCGCCTCCGCGAGCGTCATCCTGCGCTGTCCCCTGAGCATCAGGGAAACCGCCGCAGGGTCGATGTTCAGCAGCTTGGCTAGGCCGCGCTGGCTTAAGTGCTTGTCCTGAAGTTGTCGCCGGAACCATTTGGTGTTCATCGGTCTACATTGCACTACACTCATCGTTGCGTCAATCGCACCATCCCCATTCATCAACATCATTTCCTTATGAGCATAGAAACCAAACACAAACTTGAGCCCGCCTTCAGCATCCTTGAGCGCCTGGGCGGGAAGTCAGCCGTATCTGCAGAGCTGCAGGTTGCGCCGTCTACCTTGTCGCGCTGGTGTACGCCTGTGCCGGAAGGCACCGGGGGTACGGTGCCTGTGCGCCATTGGTCTGCGCTGCAGAAGATGGCAAAGGCGCGGGGCGTCAGCGTCACCTTGTCAGAACTTGCCAAGCGTTGAGGCCGCATGGATGCAGCGGCACCAACGATGCAAAACAGCGACTTCCTGGCCGAGGTCTACGGCCCACTTGCGGTAGATGAGTACGGCTGGGTCTGCAGCTTTCGGATGCCTCCAGAGCACGGCGACTGGTCTGGCCGCGCTTATCGAGGCACTGACAGACAGGCGGAATTGATCGATTCCGCATCCTTCGACAACACCTATTTCTCGGTTTCAGTCCTCGCGGGCTTCGCGGAGTCTGGAAAGTGGGCGCGGCAAAAGTCCACGTTTAAGCGCCTGGCGGCTTTGGTTGCGGACGATGTGGACCCGTCGCGGGTGCTGGGCTATTCATGGGCGCTGCAGACTTCGCCGGGGAAGTGGCAGGTGGGCGTCATGCTGGACCCTGCAGACCCGGATTGCGCCGATATGGGCTTGGTGGACCGCGTGATGGCCTCGCTGGCCTCGCGGGGGCATCTGGGCGCGGACAAGTCGGGCAATGCCATCTCTCGCTATGTACGCCTGCCGCATGGCACCAACACCAAGCCTAGAGCGGCTGGGCCTTGGCGGCACCAGCTCGCTGAGTGGCACCCGTCAATCCGGTGGTCTTTGGCTGACGCGTGCGCCGCTTTCGGCATCGAGCTGGACGATTTGCGCTCCAAACCAAGTGAAGCGTTGCGTACACGCAACAGCACTGATGGGGTCATTTCGATGGGCTCGGCGGCGGGGGATGCGCTCTCGATGCTGTCAGCGCCGCTGTCAGAGCGGTCCTATCACGATGCCTTGATTCGCATGGCTGCCTCGCTGGTTAAGGGCGGCATGTATCCGGGCGCGGCGGTGGACTTTCTTTATTCGCTGATGGATCAGGTCAAGCCTGCGGGGCCTGCGGAGGAGGTTTCGCGGTGGGCTGCGCGTCGGGCTGAGATTCCACGGGCTGTGCGGTCGGCTGAGAAGTTTGCGCCGCCTGATCGGGCGCCTGTGGCGGTCACGGTGCGGCTGGGTGACGTTCCCATTGTGGACGCGCCTGAAGACTTGCTGCTGAGTCTGGATGAGCTGGCCCGACGCTCGGCGGCGGTGCGCTGGCAGGTGAAGCACGTTATCCCGGCTGACTCCCTGGGCATGCTCTTTGGCGCGTCGGGGACGTTCAAGTCCTTTGTCGCGCTTGATCATGCCTTGCACGTTGCGCATGGCATGCCGTGGCTAGGTAAGAAGACTGCGCGAGGCCACGTTGTCTACGTTGCTGCAGAAGGCGGGGCGGGTATCTATAGGCGCGTAGCCGCCTGGCATCAGGAGCGGGGCTTGCCTGTCTCGGACGCGTTCTCTGTTTGCATTACGCCGCTGGTGTTGAGCTTATCGGATCAGGTGGAGCTTCTTGCATCGGCCATCGCGGCTATGCCGGTGGTCCCTGTCTTGGTCTATGTGGACACGCTCAGTCAGACCTTCGCGGGCGATGAGAACTCAGCAACCGACATCGCGGGCTACCTGCGCCAGCTCAACGCGGGCATACGCGCTCGGTTTGGGTGTACGGTCATCGTGATCCATCACAGTGGCCATGCAGCCACGGAACGCCCGCGTGGCTCTTCTGCCATCACGGCCAACGTGGACTTCATGCTGGGCGCGTATCGGCCAGATGCTGGCGCTCTCTTGGCCCGTTTGGACTTCATCAAGCAAAAGGACGGCGACAGGCTGGGCTCTCAGGGGTTTGAACTTAGGCGCGTTGTGCTCGGTCAGGATGAGGACGGCGAGGAGTTCTCTTCGCTGGTGGCTTGCTGGTCGGATGTGGCGCAAAGGGTGCTGGCTAATGTGGCCGTCAAGTTAGCTGGTCACGAGAAGACGCTGCTGGGCCTGTTAGACGCTGCTGGTGGCTACATCGTGGAGCGTGATCTTCGGCACATGTTCTATGACGCGGTAGCCAAAGAGTGCAAGGAGTCCGGCAAGGAGTACAGCCAAGAAGCCGCCAAGAAGGCCATCCAACGCGCCTATGCGAGCCTGTCGGGTAAGGCTTTGGCGGCCTTGGGGACCGATGGCATGGTGCGCAGGCTCGGCACGGCATAATGTTGCCGGGACATTTGCCGGGACATTTTGAAAGACATTGCCGGGACATTTGTCCCGTGGGCATAGCAGAATGGGGGGACAGACGGGACACGACCTTAGGAGTGTCCCGGATGTCCCGCCTGATGCCGGGACATTTTGAGTTTGAAGGAGCAAAGCATGGAAACGACATCGAAGGATGGGTTTAGGTGGGTGCGTGTTGGCGAAGAGCCGCACACGCGCAGTGATGGCACACCAACCACGCTTGGCGTGTGGCAGGCGGACTGCAAGCAATGCGGCAAACCTTTTACGATTAAGACGCCTGCAGCCGTAACTTGGCATGGTGAGTCGGGCACGTTTGCTACGAGGCATTGCGAAGAGCACCGGCTTAAGCGCGACAGAAACGACATGCATGCGTTCAGGTCTTCGCTTGCATCGTTTAAGCCTGAGGCCGCGCAGGCATGAAAAAGCCCGCACGGGGCGGGCGGGGGGGTTGGCTGTTGCTGGCGCGTTGGTCAGATGAACGCGGCCAGCAGTAGGGCCAGGGCTAGGCCGTAGGCGAGGGAGAAGGCGACATCGCGCCAAGTGGTGGTGTTGCGCATGTCAGGCTCCGGTAGCGCGGGCGTACGCTGCAGAGTACAGCGGCGAGTCCGGCAGGATGCGCACGCGGCCTTTCTCGAAATAGTCGGTCATGATGTCGGTGTTGTTCTCGTAAGCGCCAGCACCAAAGACCTTGCACAGATCGTCGCTGTAATCCTTGGCGTACAGCGTCACGCAGTCTTGGCCCGTGGTGGTCATGCGGAATGCGCTGTAATGCACGCGTGCCTTGTGCGTGCCGTTGGTGACGTAGTGCTTCATGAAGCGGATGGTTTGCGTGGTTTGCATGGTTGGCTCCGTTGCGTGGTTGGTGGTTGGGGATCAGAAATCCATCGTGGCGGCTTCTTGGCGGGCAAGGATGGCCGCTTCGTAGTCGGGCTCAGCGTGGAGCTGTTGCACGGTGGCGTAGTTGCTGACGGCGTAAGGCTGGCCGCGAAGGGCGGACTGAGCAGCGCGGGTGTAAGCCTTGAACGCGGGGCGTCCGCTGTAGTCTGTGCTGCGGATGACGGTGTATCCAGCGGCCTGCAGGGCAGCGTGCAGCCAGTCATGCGAGGCAATGAAAGACCAGCCGTTGTTGCTGGCCTCCGTCTCGGTGATGGCGTTGAAGATGACTTTGGTTTGAGCGGGCGTGAAGATCATGGTGGGCTCCGTTGGTAGCGAGCCCGTAGGCTCGCCGGGTTGATTACAGGTTGATAGGCGTCCAGCTGTAGCCAAGGCGCATGGCTTCGCGTGCTGCGTTACGCCACTGGATGTTGATTTGTCGTTGAGTCATGTTGCTGCTCCGGGTTGCGTGTTGCGATGAGGTGTATTGTGCGGGAATCGCACGATGATGGGATAGGGACAAACCCTACTTTTTTGACGTTGTGCTAGTCTTTGTGTCATGCAAACAACGCAACATGCTGCAAGCTCCAAAAATGAGGGGCTAAAGAGGGTGATGCGCACGCCTGACGGCAGGGAGCTGCCAGTGGGCAGGCCGAAGGGCGTACAGAACCGCCTCACGCGCTCGCTGAAGGAAGCCGTCGAGATAGCCGCCCGCGACTGTCACCCGAAGGGCCTAGCGGGCTGGCTCATAGACCGCGCCCAGGGCGGCATACAGGACCGCCAGATATTCGCGGGCCTTGTCGGCAAGGTCATTCCGATTCAGGTGCAGCAGAGCGTCGAGGGCGGCATCTCGATCAACCTGAACTGGTTGGCGGGGCGTCAGATCGGCACAAAAATGGCACACGCCGAAGTGATCGACGCGCAACCTGTTGTCAGCATTGAGCATTCCCCGCAGAGTCACTGGACTAACAATGCGACGGATCAGGCGCAGAGCGTAGAAGCCTCTGTGAGCCACGCTGAGGACGTCAGGCTACCTAGCCCTTCTCTGCCTGATTCAAGCGAGCCTGTGGGCTAATAGGGGCCTTGGCGTGGCATTGGCGGAGGGATGCGACCCCCTACCCCCCTGAAAACGCGGAGGGGGGGGTGGCAAGAACCGGGTCCCCCCGCCCCCCTCTAGCATTTCAAAAAAACCATCGTGCGGAAAATGCAAGACCCCATCAACCCACCACACTACCGAAGCCACCCCAGCGGCATCGAAGCCATCCAAGTAACCGAGCACATGAACTTCTGCCTAGGCAACGCGGTGAAGTACATCTGGCGCGCCAACTTAAAACACAGCGACCCGCTGCAAGACCTGCAGAAGGCCAAGTGGTACATCGAGCGTGAGATCGCCAGGCTGAGCAAATGAAACTGCAGGAATATCAACCCCGAGACGTCTTCCTGCCCCTGCACAACCGGCAAAAGCGCTGGACTACGGTAGTCGCGCACCGCCGCGCTGGCAAGACGGTGGCGATGTGCGCTGATTTGGTGATCGGCGCGCTAGAAACAAGCCTACCAAGGCCGCAGTTCGCATACCTGGCGCCCTTCCGAGAGCAGGCAAAGCGCGTGGCTTGGCAGTATCTGAAAGAGCTGACAAAAGACTTTCAGGCAAGCCCGCCAAACGAGTCAGAACTCAGAATCGACATACAAAACGGCCACAAAGACATCAGCCGTATATATGTAGCGGGCGCTGATAACCCAGACGCGCTGCGGGGCATGTATTTTGACGGCGTAGTGCTCGACGAAACCGGGCAAATAAGACCCAGCGCGTGGTACAGCGTACTCAGACCGGCACTCTCAGACCGCAAAGGCTGGGCAATCTTCGCCGGAACGCCTGCAGGCAAGAACTTCTTTTGGCAGATACGCGAAGAAGCGCGCCTAAACCCAGACACGCACCTGCTGCTGGAGCTCCCCGCGTCAAAAACAGGAATATTGGACGCCGAAGAACTGCGTGACGCGCAAGCGCAGATGACGCCCGAAGCGTATGCAACGGAATATGAGATCAGTTTTGATGCGGCAATACCTGGCGCG